TAAAAATCCATCTTAATTAAATAAAATCTCGTCTAATATTTCTTCTCCATCATCCATTGTGCTATTGGGGGTTCTTGATATATACTCTTTGTCTAAAATTTGTTGTTCTAGTAAAGACGCCATCTGTTCATAATCAAGTGACCATTGATAATTACGTTTTATATTAATAATATTAAATTCTGCTCGAATCCTCTCGTAATCTTCTTTTCCCCTCCACCATAATTGTGCAAATGCATTTTCTCTATTGATTTGCATCTGTTCCTGAGGACTTAAAGCACTGTCCTCTCTATACCAGCTAAATAATTGAATAATTATAGACATATTGGGTTTTGGATAATAAATACCCTCCACGTTATTAAAACTATTCTTTAAAAACTGAACTTGTTCTATTGTTTTTGGTTTGATTTCTGATTTCTTATCTGCTGATGTTATCTCAAATCCTAATAAGTTATATTCTTCTACAATTCTTTCACATGTAATAAAGTTCCTAGCTAGAGGTGATACTGCTATCAGTACATCATCTGCTGCTAGAATACATCTTACATGTTCATAAATAAAATGAATATTAGCCCATTGAGGTTGATATCTTTTCAATATGCGATAAGCAATCAAATTCAAGATCATATAATGTATTTCAGAGTTCTCCATTAGAGTGCCAGGATGACCACTCAAAAGGCCTGAAGCTTTGCGATACATTATATCCCTAAAACAAACATATGCATCAGTATAATCTACAACTAATCCTATCGATAACATTTTATAATTCAAATCTAACTTTTCTCCTCTAGATTTGTACGCATCTTCATATATTTTAGTTTTTACTTCTGCATTCATGGTCATCAATCTTAAATTTAATTTCTCTTCCCATGCTTTAACATCAAAATCCATGACATAGTCAAGATATTTTAAATGTTTGGTGATCAAATGCCAGTGTCTCGGTGGATCTAGACCTAGCGCGATCGGTGTTGGTTGACCATATTCCCATGAATTCTTGAAAAATATGTATAAATTCTTAAATAACTTATTATATATAATTTGATGGCACATATTTCCTGTTGCAACTGTTCTTGTTTTTGGATCTTCAATTTTTGCAATAGGTACTAGTTCTTTCTTTAAAAATTCGTGTTTATAATTCAATGGTATTAATCCTGAAATATATTGTGATTCATAATACTTTACTTCATTGAAAACAAAATCTGATATTTGCCAAGATTGTGTTGTTTCATGAAAATGAATATAGTCTGTCTTACCCTTTCTTGATCTCATTAATGAATAGGGTAAGCCTGGTGTTGTTTTTGTATTCATAGAAGTAGAGCCCCTCATTTTTACTCCTACTATGGCTTCTGTTGTGTTGAAAGATCTAATTTGATTAATCCCTGGTGTATGTGTTATATACATATGTTCCAATGCATGTTTCATGAATTTCTCTTCCGTGAGATTGAATGTTGGATTTTTCTCTCCTGCTGTTTTATTCAATGATACATAGAACGGATGTCTTGTTCCTTCTTTCCATCTTGGATCATTCAAATTTTGAATAGCTGGAAAAACTTCATACTCCTTACTATCAACAAAAGCACCGTGAATTGGTGTTTTTCTAAAACCTGCTGACTGAGATATTCCTACATTTCCATATGGTCCTTTGTATAGTTGATCTTTATACTTAAAAACTTTGTACAATTCATGATCTTCTGGTAAAATTTCTTCTGATGTAACAGTTACTACCATTCTATTCGTGGGATCAAATTTCTTAATAACACTGTCAATTTCTTCTTTTGTAATTACATTAACAAAAACTTCATCTCCTGCTGCGAAAATGAGGCCAATAAATTTTCTTTGAATTAAATTATTATCATGAATTACTAAAGAACCACTATCTCCGCTCTCAACTGAAGTAGTTGTTGTAAATTCCAAAACTTTTGTGGGTCTAGGTTCTGTTTTAGTGTAATTGAGTGTTTTAGTATATCGAGACCATCCAGTTGTTTTCCATTTCTCAAAATTTGCAGGTTTATCTTCAAAAACTTGTCTTTTTAAAATAACAGATAAACAATTTCCTGTTACAAAATTTTGCATATTTGGTCCAAGATCATTGTTTGTAACAAAATGATCCGTTATGTCTCTAGTTGCCCTAAAACCTTTAATTGAAATTATTGCTGCATCTGTGTCTTTTAAATACTCTATATCTGAACTTTTTATAAAAT